ATATTTGATTTTGATGTCTTGCCACGCGAGAAAAGACCATACGTCATAGGCAGCGACAGCGGCAAGCAAGTCACCTTGCTTGCTCATAAAACCACATCTTCTGAAAAAGAGACGTGGTTATGGCAAGTGACAGAACTGAGGCTGCTTGGTCCATTCAAAGAAATCGATAGCCATTGCTGCATGGCTACTGCACTGCAAAGCGAAGTTGCATCTACGCCAATCGCGACCTTTTTGAGCTTATTTTTCAACCCGCATCCTCCAGTAAAAACCCCCGCTACAAACGCTCAGATAGCGATCTGTGGCGTCCAAATTCGGGGGGGGGGGGGGTAATGGCAGCCTCCCTTAGAAGCTACTGACACCCTGCGCAAACTTAGAACTTTTAAGCATAGTGTAACATTTGGCGATGCCTCTCAGCAATGGCAATGATTCAAACAGAAACGCGAAAAAGCCCCCTGCCCTTCCCGACATGGCTGTATGTCGAGAAGGGCAGGGGGCTAACGGGTTGGATGCGGTCAAATCGATGTTACGGGCATAAGCAAGATATCTCAGCTTGTCGTCTCGCGACTAGGCCGGGCAGCACCCGACCGCCACCATAGACCCACCGGCGCAATTCCTGCGCCGCACTCGTCCAGTCTCGCTGGTTGATCCGCCGCCGTAGCGTTGATGTCTGGAGCCGACCCGCGCCAAGGTTGAAGGTGAAATCGACGATGGCTGCGAGCCGTCCTTCTGGCTCGGTGGCCAGCACAGGACAGTAGCGCAGCGTGGCCCTCAGCGCGTCGGCCATGTCAGCAGCAAGATAAGCCTCACCCTCTTCCATGGTGATTGGCGGATGCTTGGCATCGCAAAGATGACCAAAGCCAATTGTCCAGTACCCGGCCGGGCAGATGTACGGATGGGCCCGCCGCTCTGGATCAAACGTCGGCACCCGATGGAAGCCCTCGAACCGCTTGGCCAGCTCCATTGCTGCTTGGGGTACAGCGATCACGGCCGAACCTTGTCAAACACCCGGCCCAAGAACCAGAAGTTCAGCACCCCGGCCCAGAGCGCCTGGTCGGCTTCAGTCCATGCGTGCAGAACTGCCGTACCCCAGTCAGCACCGGCGGACAAAGCCGCAGCAAAGGCCGCAGTCTTAGCTGCGCAGTACAGCGCCATGAACCAGTAGGTGATCACTGGGCGCACAGTGCTGGAAAGTGCATCGGCCCAGGCCACCCCTGTTTTTTCACCTTGGGTGCGCACAGCATCGCGCAGGGTTTCGATTGCGCCGGTGTTCCATGCGCCGTCGGCAGCCGCACCGATCTCGGACATGCGCTGGGCACCACGCAGTTTCTCGAACTCGAGCGCCTTGTCCTGCATGGCCAATTCATGGCCACGCTCGCCTTGGCGATCAAACCATTTCAGGACCTCAGGAGCCAGGCGAAACGCGCCACCCAACAACCCACCTAATAGCGTCTCGATCATTGGGGACCTCCCATCAGACGCAACTTGATGGCGATTCCAACCAACAGTGCAGCCAACACGCCAGTGGTCAGCACCTTGATCGAGGTTTGCCAGGCCGTTCGGCGCGCTTCCCGCCACGCATCGATGAGACCCCGCAGGTCGCGGATATCGGCGGCGGCGTGGCCGTTTTCAAGGCCAAGGCAGGCCAGTGCGCGCTCTGCTCCTCGCTCGGCGGCGCGGGTAAGCAACTCATCTAGATCCTCCGGACGAAGGTTCAGGATGTCAGCGCTATGGGTGTTGATGAATTCTTCTGTCATGGGCATCTCCAAAAAGAAAAAGCCCGCACTGGAGTGAACCAGGCGGGCGATTGATGAAACGGTTTGCTAGGTGGCTTAGGCTGGTTGCTTTGCTGCAAGGATAGGAATCACACGCTTGACTGGCACCTTGGGAATTCCATGAACCAAACCAAAAATGTCCTTGCGTGATTCTCGAAACTCACCCTCGATATAGATCGGCTTGCAGCCAGTCAAATATTCCAGACCAGCAGCAAAGAATGGAATGTTGTCTGAGTAGCTAGCATCACAGCCAGCATCCCACAGCGGACCGTGCAGAAACATGCAGGAACCATGGCAGAGTTGCAGCACCGGGCAGCTGGTGCATTCGCTGCGTTGGCTCCAGTGAGTAGATGTCTTCATCTCCACGCCGGACAAATCATCGAGTTTTCCGATCCGGTGACTCTGGCCATTCGGGCCAGTGGAGGCCGCACTAACGTTCTGGCAGGTCAGGACATTGCCATGCAGATCCACGGCCATGTTGTCTGTCTTGTCCATGCCGCACTTCTGACCAAGGGCGCTGGCGGGTCGGGCGTGGCGCACCGAGTCCACGAAACCCTTGATTTTCTGGCGTGAGATTTCAAAGCGTGCTACCCGTCCTGTGCGCAGTTCATCAAAAGCCATAGCTCGGTAGGCTATTTGCTCGGCTTGGGTCTTCAGCGTTGCTGCCATGCCGCCCTCGTCATACGGGTCGATGAAGGCCCCCTCACCAATCCTCACATCCTCCCCAAAACGTTCTCGCAGCCAATCCTGAACCGCAGCGCGGCTTGGGTTGTCTTTGTGCATCATGGCGTTGATGCTGATTCGCCCTTGCGGCTGAAGGCGGGCGTACAAGTTCATGATGGCCGCGCACTTGTCTGGGTCATCCAGCGGGTCAGCTCCTCGCGCGTGATAGCCCGGGCCATCGTGACTGATGCCGACACCGAAGCCCAGATCATCAAGCCATTGGTTTTTTTCTTCATCGAGCAAAGAGCCGTTGGTGATGATGTTGAAGTCAGCTTGCGGGTACAACACACGCAGCCGTTCGGCCAGAGGTTTGAGCGTTTTCCAATAGACGAACGGCTCACCGCCCCAGAACTCGATGCGCTGTGGCGCTTGGGTCAGCGCGCCTGTGAGTTGCGCCACAAACGGTTCAATGTCACCGGGGTTGCTGGACTCGGCATGCGGCACAAAGCGCTGCGAGCAGTAATTGCACTCGTAGTTGCAACTCAGACCCAGGCTGACCTTGAGCGTTTTGATAACGCCCTTTTTACCGCCCTTCCTTCCGGGCTGATCCACCGACACCACGGGGGCGTCCTCGTACTGACGCGGCTGCACGGGAACGTCAGGCGACCGTCGGCGAAGCCGTTCGGCGCGGTGATCTGAACCGACACGGTGTGTGCCTTCCGATGAAGCGTCTTGGCCACGCGCATCGTCAGCTTGACCCTCTGGACGACGTATCCGGTGAGATCCAGAAGGGAGTGAACTTCGCAGGCGACGACGAGTTGTCGGATCTCGATACCGTCGATACCGTCGATGCGATCCGTCTTGAAGCGCTTCAGCATCGCGGGCGTGCTGAAGCCCATCAGATCAAACTCGCGCATCGGCATTGAGCGGATGTCGCCACTGCTGCCGAGCACGACGTCACGAAAGATTTTCGCCAACTCGGGACGAACTTCGAGATCGTCGCAGAACACCGAGAGCTCGCCCTTGCCCGTGTGCCAGGAGTATCGGACGTCCGTGACCGCCGGCGATTCGATGTCCTGGACCTCGCCATCGGCGATTCGCTGGTAGTGAACCTCCTTGCCGTTGAACTTCGCCGTCAGCGTGTAGAGCGTGACCGGATTTCCCACCTTTGTTGTGTCACGATGCTCGAAGTGCTCGATGAGAATGTCGTCCGGTTTGATCTTTGGGAAGAGTTCCGTGAGGCGCTGCCGCAGGGCCTGCTCCGCAATTTCCGGAAGCGCGGGCTGCGCGCCCTTGGGGCCGATGTAGTGGCTGGAGTACCTGTCGCTCTGTGACTGCTGCAACATCCCCTGCTGGGTCTCGGCGTGATCAAAGCGACTGTCGCCAGCTTCGTCATCTGCGGGAAACTCCTGGCGCAGGTAGAGATAGAGCGCGCGGCTGACCTTGTCCGTGGGCGGGTTGAGAATTGCGGCATCTTGCGGATCGCTCGTGTCGAGCAGCGTGGCGACGGCGAGCGTGCCGTACTCGTCGCACAGCAGGTTGACGCGTTCGGCCGCGCGCTCGATGCGAGCGTGGTCGGCGTGGCCGATCTCGGCGACAACTGCGAAGACGGCGTTGCGGGACGTAATGGGCAACGAGCCCTTGGCATCCTCGGTTAGTTCGCGCAGCGGGGCCAGCGTGGCGCCGAGCACGCCCTCGACAAGCGCTCGCAGCAGAACGGAGCGATGCACCTTGCGGGCGAGCAGCACGAAATGCTCGAGGTGGGGGAGAAGTTCCGGTCCCTTGTCCTTGCCCTTGGGACCCGACCGCTTGACGGACTGCTCGGCGGCAGCGTTCTTGCGAGTTGGCTTCGCATCTTGCTGTTTGACTGCCGTCATTCGAACTACTCCTTCGCCAAAAGTGCGCGGTTGCGCGTGTTGTTAATTCATCCGTCCAAAAAATGCCGACGCGAAGTCGGCTACGTGTGTCACGGGATCTGTCAGCTGAGGGGGCCGCCCGTCTTGAGCAGGCCATAGCGTTCCATCCTCACCGCGGCAAACCGGGGCGTTACGTTGAAGCGTTTAGCGACCGCGCGCTTGAGCGTCTCAAGGTAGAAGAAGCCAAAGTCACCCTCGGTCTGCAGCGTCAGACCAACGCCCGGGTAGTCAGGATCAAGTGACGGACCGCGAACGATCTTTACGTCGTTCTCCGGCGCCAATTCTTCAACTGCGGCATAAAGGCGCTGGCGCGGCACCAGGAGCGAGCCCATGAATTCATTGGCGCGCAACTCGGCGAAGTACTCCTCACCCCGAGCACCAGGCGCCGCGCCATCTGTAGCAGACGTTGACTTCGCGAGGTGGTCACCGTCGCGCGTGGTGGTGCGATAAACCTTGCGCACACCGTCATCGATGGCGTCGAACAGGCCCGGACCACGACTGGCATCAACGATCCACCCGGGGCTGTCAAAGACCGCATGGCCGATTTCATGGGCAAGGGTGCTCAACACAAGTTCCTCGCTGGCGCCGTCGCCTACTGGTGAGACTGAAACCATCGCGGTGTCCGGCACCCCGGGGTCGTACTCGCAGATCCCCAGGACCGGGTTACCGCTCTCATCGTGAACCGTGTTTTGGGTATCGACCGCCAGATCGAACGCGACGCCATTGATCTTCAGGCGTGGGACGTCACGCAACAGCGCCAGTGAAAGCGCATCGATGGCCGAATCGACAAGTTGCTGCCGCGCCATCAATGCGATGGCCTCGACTTCTGAGTGTTTGATGAAACGGGGACGCTTACGGTCGCAATGCCGGTAGTCCAATGTCAGTGCCGGCATTCACTTGTTCTCCGTGACTTGTCTGCGGTACATGCGGACCAGGTCGCCCACGTTTTCACGCATGTCGGGTGGCAGGCGGCTGGCCTCGACGAAAGCGTCGTCCACATCGAGGCCGAGGTGCTCGGCAGCCTTGCGGATCAACTCGTCCTTGGGGGGCTTCTCCAGCTCGCGCTCAATGCGAGACCAGTACGCGGGGGAGATATCCAGCAGCTTGGCGAAGTCGTTGAGCTGGATGTCCTTCTCTTCGCGCTTCTTACGGATGTACGCGCCGAATGCCATGTTTGTGACCTGATTGCGTGATTGGTTAATTTGGGTCAATCATAGCTGGTGATCGGGTGCCGGTCAACTATTCACTAAACGCGCAATTTGGTTGCCTGATTGCCCGGAATTGCCATCCGCTTCGGAAGTTCGGTCACATCATCTGTGACGGTTGCAATTCCCCGGAGCCGTCATGAAGAACCTCAAACTCGCCTCTCCCTCGGAGATGGCCCCCAGCGCCCGCGCAGGCGAAGTCACCACTATTCTTGCGGCGGCTATCGTCCGCGCCCTAGTCACCAACGAGCCACGCCAGAGCGAAGTTCGGCTTGGCTTCTTGCCCAACCAGAGCGTTCATACAACCCCCTATCAACAGGAGAAGTTGTGATGAACGAGAAGCAAGCGTCCGTGGCTGCACGGATCGCGGAACTGTCCTGCCTGCCGATGGCAGAACTCTGGACCGTGTGGGATCGGTACTTCCCCCGCCGGCCGGACTACCCGAACCGCACCCACGTCGAGTCCCGCATTGCCTACAAGCTACAAGAAGATGTCTTTGGCGGGCTGGCGCCCGAGATCAAGCAGCGGCTTGAAGCCATCGGCGCAAAGCATTCCAAGATCAAGCTCCGCGCCGCTCCACGCGAGTTCGAGTTCGCGCCAGGTACCGTCCTGCTGCGCGAATGGGGCGAGCGAGAACACCGGGTGACGGTCACCGCCGAGGGGCTGTTCGAGTACGAGGGACAGCCCTTCAAGAGCCTGACCTCAGTGGCTCGCCAGATCACCGGATCGCATCGGTCTGGGCCGATGTTCTTTGGCTTGGGCAAGGGAGGTGCGCGATGAGCGAGATCGCCGTAACACGCACCCGCAAGCGCTGCGCGGTGTATTGCCGAGTGTCCTCCGACGAACGTCTCGACCAGGAGTTCAACTCCATCGATGCTCAGAAAGAGGCGGGCCAGGCTTACATCGCCAGCCAGCGGGCCGAGGGCTGGATACCGGTTGCCGATGATTACGACGACCCTGGGTACTCCGGTGGGAACACCGATCGGCCTGGACTGAAGCGATTGATGACTGACATCGAGCGCGGCCAGATCGACATCGTCGTGGTCTACAAGATCGACCGCCTGACCCGCAGCCTCGCCGACTTCGCCAAGATGGTCGAGATCTTCGACCAGCATGGAGTGAGCTTCAGCGCGGTCACCCAGCAGATCAACTCCGCGACCTCGATGGGGCGGCTGATGCTGAACGTGCTGCTGTCCTTCGCACAGTTCGAGCGTGAGGTCACCGGCGAGCGCATCCGAGACAAGATCGCGGCGGCCAAGCGCAAAGGGATGTGGATGGGCGGCGTCCCGCCCCTTGGCTAGGACGTCGACAACCGACTTCTGGTCATCAACGAAAGCGAGGCAGCAGTCGTGCGCCGCATCTTCGAGGAGATGCTGACCATCGGCTCGCCGACGCAGATCGCCGCCAACCTGACCGCGGAGGGAATCACGACGAAGGCGTGGACGACACAGGAGGGACAGACCCGCAGCGGCGCGCGCATCGACAAGAAGTACCTGCACAAGCTACTGCGCAACCGCATCTACCTTGGAGAGCTGTCGCACAAGGGAAGCTGGTATCCCGGCGCGCATCCGCCGATCATCGATTCGCCCCTGTGGGAGAAGGTTCACAGCATCTTGGCCCGCGATGGGCATGCGCGGTCGGTGGAGACCAAGATTCGCTCCCGTACCGATGCGTTGCTGCGCGGCCTGCTGTATGCCCCCTCGGGCGAGCGCATGTATCCGACCTACTCGCGCAAGAACGGGCGCAAGTACTTCTACTACGTATCCAAGTCCGAGAGCCGGTTCGGCGCTCCGGGCAAGGGCTACGAGCGCTTGCCAGCGCCGGAGATCGAGGCAGCGGTGGTGGCTCAGATCCGAACGGTCCTCACCAGCCCGGAATCCATTGCATCGGTGGTACGCCACATCCAGCGCACGGGCGCGCAGGTAGACGAGGCCACCACGGTGATGGCGATGGGTCGGCTCAACGATGTGTGGGATCAGTTGTTCCCGGTCGAGCGCCACCGAATTGCCAACCTCATGATCGAGCGCATCGACCTCGTCCACGTCGGCGAGGTGCAGGGCATCAAAGTGAAGTGGCGGGAATTGGGATGGGACGCCCTGATCGGTGAATTCGCCCCGAGGGAGATCGGCGCCGAACTCGTGGAGATGGAAGCCTGATGAACGACTTGCTGGAAACCTTCGTGCCGCTGACCTTTCGCCGACGGGGTTCGCGACGGGTGGCCGCAGACGATCGGGACGTTCACGACGTCACCTTGCTGGAGGGAATCGCGCGCGTCTTCTACTGGCAGCATCTTGTCGACACCGGCACCATGAAGAGCGGCTCGGACATCGCTCGGGCAGAAGGGCTGCATCCCTCGGTCCCCAACGAGCTGATGCGGCTGACCCTGCTCGCGCCTGACATCTTGGACATGCTGATGTCGGGACGGCAGCCGCGTCGGATGAACCTGATCTGGTTCCAGCGCAACCCTCTGCCCGTGGATTGGGAGGCGCAGCGGCAGATCGTGCAGCGATTCGCGGGGGCGGCATGAGCAAGAAACACCGGGGTCGGTTCAAGGGTGCCCCGGTCACCTACCAACTTCCGAATCCGGCTGGCGGCGTGCGACTGGAGACCTTCGTGCCCTGGACGCTGGTGAAGCGAGGGATCAAGAAGCAGATCATCACGCCGCTCGATGCGCCACAGCAATTCCTGTCGGAGGCAACGAGGGAGCGCGAAGATCGGGCCGCAGCGCAGGACACTTCGCTGATGCGGGCGCTTGGGTTGGCGCACCACTGGCAACGCCTGCTGGACGAGCATCGAGCCACGTCGGTGGCCGAGATCGCTCAAGCCGAAGGGATGGACGTGACGCAGGTGCGTCGGTTGCTGCGCCTGACCCTGCTGGCACCGGAGGTGCTGGAACGGTTGACCGAGTCGCCGGAGGCGGTGCTGGAGCACGTAATGCGGCGGCCGTGGCCGAACAGTTGGAGCGACCAGATGCGGGTCCTGGGTCCGCCTGCCTGACCGCAGTGAGCCCACTGCGAGCACCGCCCTTGGGCGGTTTTTTTGTGCTTTGTCGGTGCTCGGTCGCCGTCCCTACAGGGGTTGCCAACCACAGCTCACCGCGTCTAACCCATTGATAGATATGGAAGTGGCCTAGAGAACGCTCTCGAGACCACCAGAGAAAACCGGGAACAGAGACGCCAGGACTGGGGCGAGAACGCCGACTTTGGGTTGGTCACGCTCGCGAGGCAATGACGCGTTTCAGGGGGGAACCGGCAAAAAAAATCCCAACCGGATAAGGGTTGGGATTTTGAGTATTGGTGGTGGATGGTTGACCACTTAGGAACTTTCTATTCGCACTCAATCATGCTAGCGATTACTAGAGCGTGAATACGAGGTAGATACTTAGCCCCCTGACGGGCAGATCTTACATCGCGACACTAAACCAACTCAACTTCAAATCCGGCCTGGGGAATTGAACTCCCATCCATACAAGGGCTGCCTCAGATCGAACATCGGCACCCTTCGTTGGTAGTCAGCTTGGCAGCGGGTGCCGTCATTCGCGGGCCGGTGCCGAGTTCGCTATGCAAGGCGGGAAGCAGTCATCGGCTGATACTACTCACAAACGGCTTCAAGTCAGGTGTCAAAGCTGCTGCGGTCCTTGCCGTCAGCTCAACCCAGCCTCATCTGGACGTCTGGTAGGTAGCAGCCCAGAAACATCTTTCATCAAACTGGCAAATGCCAAGCTGCATGCCACCTCACAAGACAGCGGCCCCTCCCGATTGATTCCCTGGACTGCTCTATCATCCAACGACTTACTTGGGAGATTTTCCGTGCGACTGGAAAGCGTTTCAATTGCGAACTTCAGGTGCTACCAAGACGAAGTCACCGTCTGGTTCGACGACCTGACCACCTTTATCGGCAAGAACGACATCGGCAAGTCGTCGGTCCTTGAGGCGCTGGAGATCTTCTTCAACAACGAGACTGTCAAGATCGAGTCGGGCGACGCCAACGTCTACAGCGACGACACGAAGGTGTCGATCACCTGCGAGTTCTCCGAACTACCGCCCAGCTTGACACTCGACGCGGGCGCAGTGACGACGCTTGCAGCCGAGTACCTGCTAACGGCTACCGGCACCCTCAAGATCCGCAAGGTGTTCGACTGCAAGGCCGCCAAGCCCTCCGAGGAGGTCAGCCTGCTAGCGCACCACCCCACGGCGCCAGGTGTGGAAAACCTGCTCGACCTCAAAGAAAAGGATCTGCAGACCCTTGTCAAGAAGAAGGAGCTGGACGTCGCACTGAAGGGCAATCCCGGCATGCGACAAGCACTCTGGGCCAGCGAGCCCAACTTGCAGCTTGCCGAGGTCGCAATCCCCCTGAGCAAGGGCAAGGAAGACGGCAAGAAGATCTGGGACCAGCTGCAAGCCTACCTGCCGATGTTTGCCCTGTTCCAGAGCGACCGAAACAGCAAGGACTCGGACGGCGAAGTTCAGGCACCCATGATGGCTGCCGTGACCCAGGCCCTGGCCGAACTGCAGGCTGAGATTGACGCAATCCAGGCCAAGGTTCGGCAAAAGGCTGAAGAGATCGCCAGCCTGACGCACGAGGCCCTGAAGACCATCGACCCGGACCTGGCCAAAGAACTGACCCCGCAGTTCACCCCGCCTACCCAGTCGAAGTGGAAGGGCCTCTTCTCGGTCAACATGGAAACCGACGACGGCATCCCGCTGAACAAGCGCGGGAGTGGCATCCGCCGGTTGATCCTGGTCAGCTTCTTCAAAGCAGCGGCCGAACGGCGTCTCGCCAGCGGTGACAAAGCACGCAGCATCATCTACGCGATCGAAGAGCCCGAGACCGCCCAGCACCCCAACAATCAGAAGATCCTGATCGAATCCTTCAAAGCGCTGTCTGGGAATGACGGCTGCCAGGTCATCCTGACCACACACAGCCCTGGGTTCGCAGCGGAACTGCCAACGGACAGCATCCGTTACGTCATGCGCAATGCGGCGAACAAGCCCTGCGTTGAGTCTGGCGTCGATGTTTTCGATGATGTTGCTGCGGCACTCGGCCTTGTGGCGGATAGCCGGGTGAAAGTGCTCATCTGCGTTGAAGGACCGACCGACATCGATGCGCTGAAATGCCTGAGCCGCGCGCTGCACATTGCGGATCCCAACCTGCCCGATCTTTCAAGGGATCGTCGTTTCGCATTCGTGCCCTCCGGCGGGTCAACGCTACAACACTGGGTTGCCGAGCGCTATCTGACAGACCTCGGCCGCAAGGAGGCGCACATTTACGACGGCGACGTTCCAGACTACGGCAACGCGGTTGCCGCTGTTAACGCCCGCCAGGATGGTTCGTGGGCCACCCAAACGTTGAAGCATGAAATCGAAAGCTACCTCCATCCTGACGCCATCAAAGACGCGCTTGGGGTTATCGTTGAAGTAGCTGATCACCTGAACGCCAACGGACATGCGGTGCCGAAGGCTGTCGCGTTGGGAATACACGCGGCGAACCCGGTTGGTGCCCCAATGAAGGACAGCACGGTCAAGAAGCTCCTGGCGAGTAAAGCCTTCCCTTGCATGACTGCCGACAGACTCTCCGAGCGAGATCCGAATGGCGAGGTCAGAGGTTGGATGGCGCGCCTATCGACCATGCTCTAGCTTCGTCGCTGGCACTCCGCCT